CGTCAATGAGTCCAAAGAACTGCAAGATCCCTCCGGAGCTTATTCGGATTTGGCGCTTAGGGATAATCTGCCCGTAGTAAGGCGAGGATGGAAACTCAGGGTCAAAAGTCCGGTCGTTGTTATTAAATACAACGTTCGCAAGACCTTGGTCAAACTGGTCGAGCTGTCGGTTTTTGCCACGCTGAATCGAGATGCTTCTTACCTTGGAGGTCACGTCATAGAAAAGCGTTCCTCCAAGTAGCCATTCAGTGTTGTCTAGTTTGCCCCTGACTGCATTGTCTAGCACGAAGAACGGCCCTCGCCCAGTGTCTGTTAGGTCAAACCCAATCTCGACGAGAGGTGTTGGGACTGGCATTAGACCGGACTCACAATAACTTGTCCGCCGCCTGTGACGTATTTAGTCAGCGTGTTACCCAAAGACTTTCCGACCATCGCCAGAGACTGCGAGCTGTCCGTCTTGACGTTGATGTTGATTACGGTTCCGACAGCAGCCTCGGCGCTTACTCCTCCGAGCGAAGTTCTGGTCGATTGAAATTGTCCTAAGCTACTTAGGGCCGACGCCCTCTGAGCATCGCTAATTGAAGCTAGGTTCGCATAAGCGCTTGCTCCTGCAATCCTGTCGTCAAGGTAAGTTAAAACCCCTGCAACGTCGCTCGCTGAGTCAATGGCAATTCCTGCCGCATTGTTTAGTTCCTTAGCGGCAGCTACAACGGAATCTCCCATTGAACCGCCTGGCATTGTCGCAGCCTTTAGCGACTCGTCAAAAGCAAAGTCTTTTATCTTTTGTAGTTTTGCTAGGAACTGGTCAAGGGTCTTCCCTAATCCGCCGAACATCCCGTCCATATCGTCAATTTGTTCTTGCAACTCAGTGCTGATTTCCGCAACAGAGTCATACAGGGCTGTAGCAGCCCCTTCAAGGGCTTTAGCAAGCGTCGCTTGTTGTTCTATCAGTGCGTCGCTCAAATCGCTTTGAGTGGTCGCATAGAGCTGCTCTAACGCAGCAGTCGCCAAACCTTGCTTCTCGTAGATTTCAGCAGCTAAGGAGTCCATCCCAGTTGCCGACTCAGTTTCTAGTGCTTCAAATAATGCTCGGAGGTTTTCTTGTGTCTCAGGAGTTGACTCAAGGATTGCACCTGCAAGCTCGTTTCCTGTCTCGACTCCTGCTGAAACTATCTGCTCGATAAATGTTTGTGTAAAGCCCTGCGACGCTAGATCGGCAGACTTAGACAGCAGTCCCTTAGAGGCGTCCAGCTTGGCAGTCATTGAGCTAATAAGCCCGTCGACAGACTTGTCTTCGCTGCTATCAAACAAGCGCCCGACGTCAACCTCGACTGCTGAGCGGTATGCGTTGCGCAGCCTGTCTTGTGAACCTTGGACTATCGCTGCAAGCTTGTTGTCAAACTCAGTCTGTAGCCTGAGAATTGAATCGGCGTAATCCTGATTTGCCGTCGCAACCGTGTCGTTGTAATTCTTCTGCGCTAAAGCAAGCTGTCCCTGTGAAGACTGAATCATTTCTTGGACACGCTCGAACGCTATGTCCTTGGCGCTTGGGCCACTTCGAGCTTGTGAGACTGCGGCTGGTGGAGTGTAAACGATTGGCTTGCGAGGCCCCCAACTGCTGCCGTTCCAAACCATTGTAAACCACTGAGCTTGCCCGTCTGCATCCAGCGAAAATCCAGTGTGAACTTGTCCGGGTCTTGGGTTGGTTGGTAGGCTGCCAGAGTCATTTGTCGGCGAAGAAGGGATCATCCCGTTGGCAAGCAATCCCATATCTATGTTGGCTTGTCTGGCAGCAGCGCTAACGCCTTCTATCTGCCCGGTGATTCCATAAAGCTTTAGATTGTTGAATCGGTTTAGCTCGCCTGTTGTTCCGTCGGTTGCCCTGTTGACTTCTCTTTGCTTGTTGACCATTCCGTTGAGCGAGTTGACAAGTCCAGCGGTTGCAGCAGCAGCGGCGGCAATAATGATTGCTAGTCGAACATAAGGGTTTTTGCCGACTGCGGTGTTGAAAAGTATTTGCAGAACAGTGGCAACTTTTATCACTGCGTTTAGGGCGATGATGCCAGCAGACAGCCCAGCGATAACACCAATCATCTTCCCAATGACTTCGATGTTGTCGACAATGGAAATTATGAAGTTAGCGACGTTTCTAGTTGCGCCCTCCCAGTCAACTCTAGCCAATGCTGCCGTGAGCTTTTCGCCTATCTCTGGGAGCAGGTCTTTCACGATTGGGATTAGCTGCTCAAGCCTTGGAGCCAGCTTGCTTCCAATGTCAATCCCAACATCGGCAGCGGCAGAGCCAAGCAAGGAAAGCTGAGCGTTGAAACTTGTTAGCTGCTTGTCGGCAACCGCCTGCGCAGTTCCGCCTGCGTTCCTAAGCTCGCCCTCGTAGTCTCTAAGTGCATCTCCGTTATCTATAAGAAGCAGGATTCCAGCACGAGCTTGCTTAGTAAACCCAAGCTGACTTAGTGTTGCAAGTCTTTGCTCGACGGTCATATCTCCGAGTGATTCCGTGAAGTCGTCTGCAATGTCTGCAAAGTTGTTCATTTTGCCGGAAGCGTCAAAGACAGAAATACCTAAATCTTCAAACTGGTCTGGAACCTTTTGAGCTTGCTCGGCCAATCCAAAGATTGTATTTGTTAGCTGCGTTCCTGCAAGCTCACCCTTGACACCTTGGTCGGCAAAGACTGCAAGCGCAGCAGCACCTTCGGCGATATCCTTTTCGACAGACTTAAGTGCCGTTCCTGCCTTAGTAGTTAGAGAGGTTGAGAACTGTTCAATGGTTGCGTTGGCTAACTGAGAAGCCCTCGCCAGAGTGTCGGAGACGACAATCATATTTTCCATATTGGCAACGGCGTCATTCTTGATGGTCAAGCCAAGAGCCGACTGAGCGTCTGTCAGTAGGTCAGTGGCAAGCGCCATATCAAACATTCCAGCTTGCGCAAATTGCGCCACAACTGGGAGGGCAGAGATTGAAGCCTCTGCGTCAAGTCCAGCGGATGCTAGGAAGTAAAAAGATTCTGCCGCTTGTTCGGCTGAGAAGGTTGTTGCCAGAGCTACCTCACGGGCAGCCCTTGCCATATCTTCTTCCATCGTCTTTGTAAGGTCGCCCATAATTGCTTGCGACTTGACAAGCGCTCCGTCGAACTTAGCGAACTCACGGACTGAGGCAACGGCGATCGCAGCGGTCGAGGCAGCTATTGCAGCTAGTGCAACGCCTGCGCTCTTGGCAAGGTTGTCAAGGCTAATGCTTGCGTTCTTGATTCCCTTGTCGTCAAAGTCGGAGACAATCCGAATCTTAATAGCCATAAGTTATGCCCTGTCTAATTCTTGGAGTTTGAGTTTAGTTTTCTTGAAAGCTGGATTCCAAATTCCTCGGCTATCTTTGAAACCTTTGCTTCAATCTCAGGCTTGCGCTTCAGGACTCGCTGCCACAAAAAGCGTCCCGGCTTGCCAAACATCGAGCCTAGTTTCCTGTTAAACGCCTTGCCCTGCCCGTTGTAGATGTATGAGTGATAACCTACCGAGTTAGAACCCCAACCCTTCGAGACAGCTCGTGGCGCTCTGCGCTCGATGCCTGCAAGCTCGGCATACTCAAAACCGAATTGGTTGCCCATTCCGTTACTTCGTCCTTTTCCCTCGATAAAGATAAGGTCTTTAGGTCTTAGGCTGACACGAGCCTTCACGGTTACGCCTGACCAAGCCGTGCGTCCGTTGTGGAACATTCCCGGCATAGCACTTTGCAGTCTTGCTCCGTCGAATGAGTTGATGGCATTTTCTATAGGATTAAGGATTGGGCTTAGCTCGCTGTTTAGAGCTTTTCGTAATGCAGGCAAAAGGCTTTTTTCGGTGTCCTTAAGCGCTCGGATATATTCCTTCTCACCCGATAGATATGACTCTGCCATTTTGCTCCTTTGCTTCTATTCTACCCAACAAAGAAACCCTCCCCGAAGGAAGGGCCTCTCTATCTGGCTGGGAGGTTTTTAGCAACCATCCAGCGATGCATTGTCCAGAGCATCCTTTCGGATTCCTGCATCAAGACACTGGGTGCTATACCTGTTTCGCAAGCAATGCCTGCTATGAACCAGTGGGCTGACGAGTCGCCCAACCCAATCATTTTGGGTCGGAACCAGCTCCAACCATATCAACTGATTCTAGCCATTTCTCAAACGTGAGCTTTGTCTGGTCAGTTCTCTTTTGTGAGTGCCAAGCCAAGAAAAGCGAATAGCTCATCCTTGGGTCGTTGCTCATTGCTGAGATGCTGACTCCAAACTTATCCTCGAACGCAACCATATCGGCAGCGTTGCAAGTTGTGTCCTTTACTGCTCCGTCTTCGTGTGTGATCTGTAGATTTATTTTCAACTTATTCTCCTGTTGTTATGATGTGGCTTTAGTGATTGAACCGCTTAGTGGGAACGTGACGCTAAACGTGGACAAGTCTCCGACAGCTCCGCTTACAGGCGATAGAGAATTTATGAGGTAACTGCCAGCGTAGCTAGGGGTTGTCGCTGAAACTGTTGAGCCGTTTCCTGCAATAAGGGTTATGGTCACAAGCGTTCCAACTAGGTCTTCGGTTAGAACGGTATTTAATGCACCTGCGCCAAAGTCAGTGTGAAAGTCTAGAGACAGCGAGCCGGACTTTAGCCCTCCGACAACCTCAGTGAACCCGTCAGAAGCAAAGTCAGTAACATCAACTTCGGTTGAGGTGATTGTAAGTTCTGCACGAGCTACACTCGCACTTACGTCTGTTCCGCCAATGTCGACGTTGTTTCCGGTAACTACATACTTAGCCAATTTATTCTCCTTTTATTATGCTACAGCTTTAGCGACTGAACCTGACATTGGGAATGTCACGCTAAAAGTTGAAAGGTCGCCGACAGCTCCGCTAACGGGTGACAGGGAATTTACCAAAAAGTTGGCAGTATAGCTAGGCGTTGCATCGGTAGGCGCTGTCCCGTTCCCTGCAATCAAAACAATTTCGACTAGTGTCCCAACCAAGTCTTCAGTTAGCACGTCGTTTATGCCGTCTGTTGCAAAGTCACTATGAAAGTCCAAGGACAATGAGCCTGACTTCAATCCGCCGACAACTTCAGTAAAGCCCCCGGACGCAAAGTCGGTCACGTCAACTTCGGTTGAGGTTATGGTTAGCTCTGCTCTTGCCACGCCTGCGCTTACGTCCGTGCCTGCGATGCTCACTTTGTTTCCTGTTACTACATACTTTGCCAAGTTGTTCTCCTTTTATGCGTAGACGGTAACAGCGAACTCCGCTGCTAAGTAATCGCTTTCGTTTACAGTTATAGAACCAATGTTAGGCATTGACTCGACAATTAGGTCTTGGCAAGCACCGCTCAGTGTTCTATTAGATTCTATCGCACTCTTGCAAGATGAGTCTCCGGTCGGTTCTGAGTAAAGGTCTAGATACCTCTGAGCCTGCCTTTCAGCAGCTCGCCCGACAATCACTCGGACAGTAAACGAAAAGATGTTTAGTCCGCCCGAAAAGGCTTGGTGATACTGGATCGAGTTCAGGCTTACGATGGCAGCAGGAGGCGACACTTGGTCGGGGATTTCTTCAAATACCCTAAGCCCTGAGATTGTTCTGAGGTTAGTGGCGATGCCTGACCTAATTGCAGCGATGCTCACGCAAACCTGATTTTCCTGTAGGGGTTGATTAGTCTTTCAATGTCTGGGTC